AGTGCATCTCGGCACCTGAACCAGCAGCAGCTACTGCGACTCCGGTTGCACGGAAGTTGTTAGCATCGACAAGTGCGCTGTTTGTTTGGATGCCCGTCACACCGAGGGTGCCGGGGATTGTCGTAGTAGCCCCAACGAACGTCATGCGATCCGTGCCAGCACTCGTGCGAATCTTTATCGTGTCAGTGGTGTTGTTGAATTGGATGTTATTGGACGAGCTGACGCCGACCCACGTATCATTGGCGCTAAGTGTGATATTGCTGCCAACACTCAACGCGCCCGTCACACCGAGGGTGCCGGGGATGGTGACTGCGCCAGCGGAGTCAAGCGTCATACGGACAACGCCATTAGTGCCTATCTGAAACGATGTTGCCGACGTTGTGCCAATGTTTGCAGAGTAAGCCCCGCCGCCCGTGAACAACGACCCGCCAGTAGAAGAATCAATCCCAAACCGCAGCGTTGATCCAGTGTTTGCAAACTCGCAATATTGGTAGCCGGTTGTGGCAGAGGCTGAACGAAATACTTGTGCGTTGTTACCTGCCGTGGAAGTAATCAGGCCCGTCACACCGAGGGTGCCGGTGACGGATGCACCAGTGCCATTTGTCAGTGTCATCACACCGTTTAAAATCAGCGGTGCAAATACAGAACCTGTGCGATTGAGGACATTGATGTTGCCGTTGCCTGCGGAGATGCCACTCTCCACGTAAGTCCCACCACCGGGGCTGACGGTATAGCCTGCGAGTGCTTGACCAGCGGAGCCGGTTATCAAGCCCGTTACACCGAGGGTGCCGGGGATGGTGACTGCGCCTGCGGCACTGATCGCCAACTTGGAAGTGCCTGAGATGCTTAAATCAACAGTCGTACCACCTACATTGACCGGAAGATAAACGCCACCAGTGCGGTTGAAGCCAATGAAATAAGCCGAGCCTCCCGTGTAGTGCATCTCGGCACCTGAACCAGCAGCAGCTACTGCGACTCCGGTTGCACGGAAGTTGTTAGCATCGACAAGTGCGCTGTTTGTTTGGATGCCCGTCACACCGAGGGTCGTCGATACCGTGGCGGCTCCGGTGACTGCAAGTAGTGCAGAGCTAAAGTCCAGCAGCTTTGTGCCGCTGATGGCAAAGCCGGTGTTGTTTGCGCCTATACGGTAGAAACCGGTTGAAGTTTCGGTAGAGAAGTAAGCACCGGGTACGGACACTGTTCCAGAGGGAAGTAGCAAGTTACCAGTAGCATCCAGATTGACTGACTTGTTGGATGGGTAGGTGACAAATACGTCTTTGGTTCCGGCAGAGAAATTGACCGCTGAACCAGCGTTGGAGGAGGACAGTATCGTAGTACGGGCGAGGGTTGTACCGGACAGGGTGTAGGTGCCAATACCCACTTCCCACTCAGAAGTCCCTTGCCCCGCTATTGCGTAGAACGTCGTATTGGCATTGCCAATAACTGAGAATGATTGGTAGCCAGTGACAGCACCTGCAAGGGTAACGGTGCCTGTACCGGTTGTGGTAGTTGTTTCACGAACTCTGTCTGCTAGTACGAGGGCCATTTAGTTCACCGTTCCTATAATTTGCCAATCTGTCGCTGGGTCTACTGATACCTCAACCCACTCGCTGCCCGGTATATATTGCCAAGCCAGCCCTGCGAACGGAGTTGCTGAAAATGCGGCACCCCCAAACGGGCCGTCCATGCCGATAACAACCGCATTTGTGGAAACAAGTGTCCAATTAGGTGTTTGCGTATCATCAATCAGATTCCAGAGAAACCCACCTACGAATGCATCCGTTGCTGTCACCGCTTCTGTTACGGCAGCTACAAACCCCTGATTACTACTTACTGCATCTGTCGCCGTTCCAACCTCTGCTATCACACTAGCGAACACCTGCTTGCTACTTATAGAGTCAGTACTTGCCCCAGTCTCTGCTATCAGTGACAAAAACGCCTGGGTGCTACTTACCGCGTCTGCTGCTGTTCCTGTCTCTACAACCGGTGCGTTAAAGATGCTTGCCGCTACTGCTATTGAATCTGTTGCCGTTCCTGTCTCTGCTATCAGTGTGCTAAACGTCTGCTTGCCGCTTACCGCATCTGTAGCTGTTGCCGTTTCTAAAACTGATGAAAACTGTACCCCTGCGAAAGACGCAAATGGGGCAGCAGCAAAGGCAGAAATACCAAACACATTACCCCGCCAGACTCAGCGTGTACGATACATTCAATGTGTCACCGGAAACTACAGACCTGTCACCGGGCGAGGAGAAGTCAGATGCAGAGAACAACGTCCCTACCGCACCACTCTTGGCACTGCCGCTCGTCAGAAACGCCCCACCCACTGTAGATGTTGCATTGATGGAGAACGCAGCGGGAGAAGCCGTATTGGTCACTACCGAAGGATTGGCAGTCGTAGCCGTCACGAAGGTAGGAGTCACGCGAGTCGCGTTGCTGTACGGAACCACTTCAGTCCACCCGGCATGGGACGCCATCGTATCTCCAGCAGCCGGGGTGTTGCTTGCTCCCGCGCCGTACAGCCCGATATACCAAGTTGTAATCTGGGTGACGCTGGTTAGAGAAGTCCCTGCCATGTAAGCCAGCCCTGCATTAACCACCAGATTAGGAACGGAGCCTGTCCACTTAACCTTGCCGTCTGCCCCGACACACTCAAAGTCAAACCGCCCAAGAGCCAGCGCATTCTCAGTCGAGCGGGTTCCCGCTACAAGACCGGCAGATACTTTGTCACTTGATTTTGCTTTATCAACAGTAGACATATAAACCTCTTAAGGAAACCGAATAATGGCAGTTGTAGCTGATGCCGTTGGGAACGTAATAACCAGTGGAACCGCTACCGTGGAGGTCTTCGTGCTACCAAAATCAAGGACAGCTACCGTCTTGTTTGACTTGCTGCTGTTGTAGATCAACGCCCCGGCGATAGAGGAATTCACCAGCCCCGTGAAGGTAGCCGTGGTGAACGATACAAAGGCTGTAGTGCCCGTAGATGTAGGCGCAATCGTTGTGATGGTGATCCCACCCGCTGTATACCCTGTCCCAGTTATCTCGCCCGTGGCTGTGTAAACGGTCGTGTCAGCCCCAATACTTGCGGTAGGCAAGTACAACGCCATCTTGAACACATCCCCGGTTGACGGAGTGAAGTCATGGGTAGCGGTCAGAATCTGAACCTTAAACGAGGTTGTAAGGGTTTGAGAAATCATTGAACGGGAACCCTAGCCTGACCAGAGCGGTAAGCATCGCGCCTCTCAAGTCCATCCCCAAGCCGTTTCGCCAGCATCAAGGCTTCTTGGTACTTGGCGGTATACAGAGCCACCAAATCTGCCTCACCTTTCATAAAGGTTGTTCCCTCGACCATTGCACCATAGAGAAGAACTGAATCAATGTTGTCACCCAGCCACGTTGTCCCGGAGGATGTAGTCGTAATGCTCTCTGGGTAGTAAAAGTAATGCAGCTCCACCGAGTAAGCCGCGTCAGGCGTTGGTCCTAGGATGAATGATAGTTCCGCTTCATTGGTTGATAACGGGCCAAACAAAGCGTAGTAGGCTGGAACCCCCGTATCTGTAGGGGTGGGATATGACTCACGAATGAAGTTCACATCTTTATTCAACAGGTATTCATAAGCACCTGTAGCCCGTATAACCGCCATTGAGTAAGGGGCTAGAAAGTCACCGGGGCAGGACAGGTACTTATTGCTGGATGAGGTAGTCCCCGTCACGTTTTTACGTAGCGAAGGGAACTGGATGGTGTTGAAGATACGCTGCTCTGCCTGAGTGATGAACGTGTTGATCTGTTCCGTGCTGGTAAACGTAGCAGCGGCAGAAGACGTAGACGCATCCTTATCGGCAAAAATAACGTCAGGGAAGTCGTTCTCTAAGAATCCCTTGATCGTTATGAACAACGTGGAGTAATTCATAGACTACGCCATCGGTCCACGAGACATCACGCCTTTGGTGGCAGCACCCGTACCGCGAATCTTGATCCCAGTGGTCTTAGCGGCTTCAGGGTATCCAGCACCTTCGGGCAACGTATTCGTATTGGGCTGCGGCTGCGTGTACTTGTTGGTGGGATTCTTAGTATCCCAGCCGGGGTATTTGAAGTCCTGTGCCATTATTCTCCCCTTTGGTTGTTTGCACGAGCCATATTGCGCCCAACAGCTTTCATATTAGCAGAGGTAGGGCCACCCTTTTTCAAAGACAACGAGGTACCTTTGCCGCCCTTATGCTCTTGCATGTCGTGCTGTTTGAAAGCCTTTTTGATCATGGCTTTGTCTTGCGCCTTGTCCATCTTCATATTTTCTTTAGCCATCGTAATCTCCTAGTTGACTGCCCAGTAGGTTATGTCCGTAGGGACATGGTTTATGCTTGCCTTAATTGCCAGATAATACCCACCACTATATGAAACAGGGTCTTTCTGGGCATAGCTTGTCGTTGCACTCCATGCCGCCACGTTAATCATCACCGTTCCTACCACCCCTAATGAGGTGAGATAGTTTGGAGTAAGCCCCGCATCGTTTGCAGCAGAACCCCCAACTGGATACCAGCCCCACTGAAATACACGGCTACCACCAGACGGATAACCTACACTATTCGCCGTGATCTGCAACCCGCTGGTTCCCGATGAATTATAGCTGACATCCGGGCGTGGCTCACGTACAGCTTGGGGGTCATTAACTGGGTACAACCCAAGGGAAAGCTGTGGCTGATCGGGTTCCCAGCAGGTAGGGCAAACCTTAATAGACACGTTCTTGGTCTTGATGACCAAATTCTTTAGCTGCGATAGCTTGTACCGAAAGCCACAACGATCACACTCGGCTATCGCATATTTACCGGATGCAAAGTTACTAGGCATTTAGCTACCCAATAAATTGCTGGCGCGGCACAAACCGAAGCGGGGCGGTTTCACGATCTTCATCCGCCGCCAACTGAAACTGTTGTTCATAGTCTGCTTTAAGCATCGGGATTCGCATTGGATCAACGTCAGGCAGCTTAATAGACAGGTATGAGGCTAACCCCGCCACAAAGCATGGCAGGAACCTGAAGGGGATATCCTGCCCGTTAATGCCGTTCCCCGCATCTTGAATCCTACGCAGTCGCCAGTACACAAAGGTATAGGTTTGGCTGTTATCGGGCTTGGGCCAGACATGGATTTGTGGGTATACGACAGTACCAGTAGCCCCTGTAGCCCCCGTTTTACGCTGGAACCACACTTGAATAGGGCGTCCAGTAGCGTTCTTGTTAGGGATCATGGCGTAGGTGCTAACCGAGATGCGGCTAATGTTGATGTCGGTCTGGTTCTGGTCCGTCCCTGTGCGGATAACGTGATCCAGAAGGTCAATTGTATCAACCGGAATATCGTAGTCGGCTACGTTATAGGTCAGAACCTGCTCCACTTTCTCAATGGTAAACAGGTTTAAACCCCGATTTGCCCACTCAATCGTCATCAGGTTTATGCTTCTACGGGCGGTACGCATGTCGTAGCCAGAGCGCAGTTCCTTACCACAACGCTCGAACGCCTCTTCAACCAGATTGTTTAGGTCTAGGTTGAAATCTGTCGTGTCTGTGGTTTTAAGCGCCATTATTTACTTCCTATATGCAGCGGTTTTCTGAGCCACATTCTTAGGTTGGGCCACAAACTGCTTACCAGCCGCCTTACCTTGACGTTTAGCCCGTGTAGTCGCCGCATACTCTTGTGGGCTAAGGGCTTTGATAGCAGCTTCTGGGAGGTACCTTTCCCCTGTTTTCGAGGAGGGTTTACCCGACTTTGTGCGCCAACGAGCTTCTGTCCAGTTTTTTAGGGACTGCTGGGGAGCCTTAATCACGATACCCGCCGCCAGCAGCCTTATAGCGTTTAGCCATGACTTGCGCTTTTCTCGCGCTCCATTGCCCAGCACCTGTACCTACAATTGCCGCAGCCTTGACGCTGTTGAAGATGCGCTTACGAAGTCCCGGTTTTGTGTAGTTACCGGCTTCATTGACTTTAGATTTGGTTTGCCCACCCTCATTAAATACCTCTACCGGCTCATTACCATCCTTCTTCTTGATGGTTCTAGCCTTGGGCATCTTAGAGGGGGCCATCGCCCCCATCCCACGGGAGGGTCTCACACAAATCTTCCCTTAGTCTTGCCACGCTGGGCAATACCATCCCCACGACGGGATACCGTAGCTTTAACACTACCCCCGGAAGCCATACGCTTGACTGCCCCACCGCGTTTCATTGGTATGCCTGTTTCGTAAGTACTACGGGCCTCGGGATTATCTTGCGCACTAAACATCCTAGATAGTCTACTAGGTACTACCACGCCCCGTTCAGACAGCGTCTTATAGGGCTTCCCTGACTGATCCAGTTTTACTGCTGTAGGGCGTAAAGCTAGTTCTATATCGTCTTTGCTTATAGGGGCTGGCTTAATACCCAACTTACGCAAAGTGTCATCCCCGTAGTCTTTATTAACGGGCTTGCTGGCGACTGTTGGTACCGTAGGAGGTACCTTACTCCTAGGAGACGTATTGTATGTATTTGCCCTGCCAATACCTTCTAAATCAACATTAGAAGTATCTACTGGGGCAGACACCGGAGTAGTAGCATCCATGTCTGCTTGCATATCCCCGGAGCTAGCAGGGGGCCTACGGTCTTCTACCGGGGCTTTATCTTTTCTACCCTCCCGAGCAGCCATATACCCAGCAAGACCAACCCCCGCTAGCGCGGCCAAATCAGATGCGCGGTTACGTGCCATTTAGCAGCTCCTAAATTTGGTTTTACCCTTTTGTGCAATCCCATCCGCACGTGCAGATACCGAACCGCCAGAAGCCATCTTAACGACTTTACCTTCAGTAAGCCCCTTCTTTTGAATCTTGGTGTTCTCCCCGGCGCGTGATGAGCCAGCCGTAGGACCTTTGGGGTTAATGTTGCCACCAGCAGCGTATTTAGCCATGCCGCCCTTTTTCATGCCCATCATCTGCTTCTTGTCCATTGCCATGTCAGCCTTAGAGCCTTCTTTCATGCCCTTCTTCTCGACATCTTTGCCGGACTTCTCAAAGTTAGCCATACCGCCCTTTTTCATACCCATTGGAGCAGGAGGCTGCGGTGGCATTACAGGAGGCGCAGAAGGAGGCATACCCGCACCCATACGAGGACGACGCATTGTTGCCATTGCTTCTGGAACTTTTTTGTTCATCATGGTTGCACCACCTTTTTCAAATTTGCGGCCTTTATCGGCTGCAGAAAAGTCTTTACCAACAGACTGTGGGATACCCACTTTCTTGGCAAATTTAGGGCTATGGGCCACCGCTTCCATAAAGCGGTGCTGCTTGGCTGATGCACTAGGCATATAGATCGCCAGCAGGGAGGAGTTTGTATACCGTCGCACCCAAATTCTTTGTCATGCCATCCGTCCTCGGGTCTTGCCGCGAGATTCGATACCACCGCCACGGATGGAACCACCTTTGGCGAACTTTTTTTCCGGTACGGGGGGTATGCTTTTTCCGATAGGACTAGCTTTGTCGTATGCTTCTTTACTTGCATCGGCCTGTTTTTTCTGATCCCTCACGGCTTCCATATCTTTGCGTTCTGCTGGCGTAGGGATAGGTGATTGCTCTGCTTCTTTACGGTATTTAGCCGCTTTATCATCGTATTCAGACATATCTATCTCCTAGCACTTCCATTTTTTCAAGTACATAGCAAGTTGCTCTGCTTTAGTAGAACTATCCAAAACATTTCCAGCGGCTAAATTACATCTCCCACAAAGCAATCCGCGAACTTCTTTTGTGCTGTGGTTATGGTCTACGCACGGGCTGTTACTTTTTACCCCAACAAATTCAAATTTTAATTCGCAACACGCGCATTTACCGCCTTGGGCTAGTAATTTTTCTGCAAATTGTGCTGCTGTAATACCATACTTTGCTGGCAAGTTGTACTTCCTAGCGTCTATTACACCACAAGGTTTGCAGCAATAATTTAAACCGGATTTTTGATGCCTATTTTTATTAAACTCGTTTGGAAGTTTCCACTCATAACATTTACTACAACGATACCGTCCTTGTTCATCAGCCGCCTTTACTACTCTACCCCAAGTGCGTTTTAAACTCAGCACTTCCACGCTCTCAAACTTTTGTTTATGCGGCTATTCGGGTCATTTGCTGTCTTGGATGAGGTCAACTTCTTCTTCATCCCCGTCATCCTCGCACAGAAGGAATCGCGCCGGGAGCCGCCTTCGGGTTGGGGCCGCTTCAAGCCGGGCTTTCCGGGGTTGGCTGCGTTGTAGGACGCCCTCCCCTTCGCGTTCAAACCACCCGCCGGGTTCTTTCCTTCTTTTCTTGTCCATGCTGGGGACTTAGCCATCCTATGCCGCCGTACTAAGGGTTCGCTGGGCTGCTTGCATCGACGGATACAAGACATCATTCCCAAAGTCGCTCTTGTACTCATGGATACCCATGTGCCCTAGCTTAATCGTAGGGTCAAGCCAGATGTCCATGCCTTCTTCTCGCACACGATCACAGAACAAGAAGTCCTCTCCAATGTAACCATCAGGGGTACATTTAAAGTCAAAGTAGGCGTGCATACGTTCTTCTGTATTCGTGTCCTTATGATCCCACTCAGGGTGAGCCTCTTTAAGAACCTCAAACACACGACGCTGGATCATCATAAACCCAGTAGCTACACGGTAAGCCCTGACAAGCCCAGCCTCGTCCATCGTCACTTTGCCCTGCGGCCCACTAACCCCATGCCCACCATCTAGCGATACGATGTAGACCTTACCTTCTTTACGGGCTTCATAAGCCCCAGCCACAATTGCCTTGTCCTGATTCCAGCACATCAACCGGATAACATCATCCGCATCGAACGTCATGTCGGCATCAATGAACATAAGGTGGTCAGCGTCAGACTTCATGAACTGATGGGCAATAATATTCCGTGCGCGAGACACAACAGAACACCCGCAGAGGCTATTAACCTCTACGTCTATCCCGTGCTGCATCAGTTTTTGTCCAAGCTGCATCAACGACACTGCCATCTTCACACCCACTTTATGATCGTAGGCGGGGAGACCAATCATCAACTTTTTACCAGCTAGGTCAAAACCTTTTTGGACTCGCACGGGTTCTCCTGTTATCCGTAGAAAATGGTTACGCCAGTTTGGTTCGTCATCAGAATGTACATAGCGTTATAGGCAATAACACCCTCGCCCGGAATCAGTACGTTTTGGTTCTGAGGAACCCCAGAGGTAGTAAGTGCGGCTGTATCAACAGAGGTCAGCCAGCGGCCCGTCGTAA